GGTAGACTTTTCTGGGTACGGGATAGGGGACATGCCAGGGCCACAGCCAAAGGACGCGCAATTGAGGCAGCGGCGGAACAAAAAAGCGACTCGCGCGATATTTTCGCGGAATGTCGCGCCGCGCAAACGCGCTCCGTCTCTGCCGGCGCGAGGCGAGAGGCTGGAGTGGCAGAAGCTGACACGGGCGTGGTGGCACGACCTGTGGCATTCCCCGATGGCGGACGAATACCTCCGGGCCGACGAGCATGCGCTGTTCAGGCTGGCGGTGTTGATCGACATGTTCTGGACGGCCCCGAGCAAGGACATCGCGGCTGAGATCCGGCTGCAGCAGCAGGCGTTCGGGCTGACGCCTCTCGATAGGCGCCGGCTGGAGTGGTCGATCGAGCAGGTGACCGCGGCGCAGAGCAGGACGCACGCGCGGCGTGAAGTGCAGGAGAAGTCGGAGGCGCAACGGCAGCATGATCCGCGCGAGCTGTTGAGGCAGAACCCGAAGGACATCGATTTGGACTCAGGCGATATTCCGGTGGTCGGATAATGACGACGCTCGTGGTACCAGAATTCGACGAGCAGCCCTGGCCCACGCTGGGGCCGCAGGTGTGCGCATTCATCGAGGCGTTCCTGGTGTTCGGGCCGGGTGACCTGCGGGGGGAGCCAGCCCGCATCGATGATGAGAAGCGCGGGCTGATCTACCGGATGTACGAAGTCTATCCGCAAGGCCACGTGCTCGAGGGGCGGCGCCGGTTCAAACGGTGTGCATTGTCGATGCGGAAGGGGACGGCAAAGACGGAGCTGGCGGCTTGGTTGGCGGCGGTCGAGCTGCACCCGGATGGCCCTGTGCGGTGCGATGGGTTCGACGCGAACGGTGAGCCGGTCGGGGTGGGCGTGGTGGATCCGTACATCCCAATGGTGGCATACACCGAGGAGCAATCAGACGAGCTGGCCTACGGAGCACTGCGGGTGATCCTGGAGTATAGCGCACTGGCTGAGGATTTCGACATCGGTATCGAGCGAATCATGAGGATCGGGGGGGACGGCAAGGCGGTGTCGCTGGCCACATCTCCCAGCGCACGGGACGGGGCGAGAACAACGCTGAACGTGTTTGACGAAACGCACCGGTTCACATCGCCGCGGCTGCGAGCTGCTCATAGAACGATGCTGGCGAACGCGCCTAAGCGGATGATGGCGGATGCGTGGAGCTTCGAGATCACGACGGCGCCGGCACCAGGCGAGGGATCGGTTGCAGAGGATACGATGGACTACGCGCGGCAAGTTGCCGACGGCAAGATTGAGGACGCGCGGCTGTTTTTCTTCCACAGGCAGGCGTCGGATGAACACGACCTATTGACGACGGCCGGGATACGGGCCGCGGTCATCGAGGCCAGCGGGCCGGCTGAGTCCTGGAGCGATATCGACGGGATCGTAGATCAGTGGAATGATCCCACGGCAGATCGAACGTATCTGGAGCGGGTGTGGCTGAATCGGCTCGTGCGCTCGAGCGAGCAAGCGTTTGATAAGGAGCGCTGGGACAAACTGGTGGAACCAGACCACGTCGTGCCGGATGGCGCGCCGATCACGCTAGGGTTCGACGGTGCGCGATGGCGCGACTCGACCGCACTCGTGGCGACGGAGATATCCAGCGGCTTCCAGTGGTTGGTCGATATGTGGGAGAAACCATACAACGTGGAGGAGTGGGAGGTACCGGACGAAGAGGTCGATACAGCAGTGATGGATGCGTTCGACCGCTGGGACGTGTGGCGACTGTACGCCGATCCGCCCTACTGGGAGACGCGGGTCGCGGAATGGGCCGGCCGGTATGGTGACCAGCGCGTCGTGGAGTGGTGGACGAACCGCGTCAAGGCGATGGCGTACGCAATCGAGTCGTTCAATAACGCGATTCTGTCCGGGGACCTGACGCACGACGGGAACCAGCGGCTGACGAGTCACATCGGCAACGCCTACCGGCGCACGGTGCCGATCAAGGATGAACGGGGGCTGCCGTTGTGGACGATCTACAAAGAGCGCCACGACAGCCCACACAAGATCGACGGGGCGATGGCCGCGATACTGAGCTGGGATGCGCGATGTGATGCAGTCACGGCTGGAGTAGGAGAGGTTCGGCGATCGGTGTATGAGGACCGGGGACTGGAGGTGGTATGAAAGCTAGTTATTGGCGGAGGCGCTGCTACCTAAGAGGGACTAGTTTGCTCGGTCTGGTCAATACTATTCTAGGATGCCTGATCAACCGCGTATTGGTGCGATGTATAGATAGCGATACCAAGCGGACAGTTGCTTGGCGCTGGGATAATGCAAGTGATCACCCATCAGAGGGAGGATGATTATGAAGGCGATGTCAGGACTTGATTTTCTATTGGCACTTGAAAAGGCAGGCGTATTGCAGAAAGCCGATCTAACACGGCGTGTAGTTATCGATGCATGCATGGATAACCCGGTGATCATCTACATCGAAAATATCGGTGATGATCGACTGCTGGATGTTGCGTGTGATGAGAGCTTGGGCGCTAGGATAGTAATTCGTACAAGCGAAGAGGAATAGGCTGATGAGGATATTCAACAGGTATCCGGTGATCCGGACGGTGCTGGTGAATACAAAGTCGGGAAATACGTTCCGCGGGGTGCTGTTTGCACAGCGCCGGCGGTACCTGGTGCTGAAGCAGGCTCAGATGCTGCGGCGCGACAAGGAGCCCCTGGCGGTGGATGGCGAGGTGATCGTGCCGGCCGAGAACGTGGACTTCCTGCAAGTGGTGAACGGATGATTGTGCAGACGCTGGGCGCGCTGACTGCGTTGGATTCGGGGTACAGCACGCCGCTGAGCTATGGGAGCATCCGGATGTACAACCAGCGGAGCTACGATTATGCGACGCTCTACCGGACGCAGCCCAACGTGCGGACGTGCGTGGACTTCCTGGCCAGGAACATTGCCCAGCTGGGGCTGCACGTCTTCCGGCGTGTGAGCGATACGGACCGGGAACGGCTGACGGATCACCCATTGGCTGAACTGCTGTCCCGTCCCCTACCGGTGGCGATGAAGGTGACGCGGTACCGGCTGATCGAGGCGATGATCAGCGACATGGGCGTGTACTTCAATGCGTACTGGCTGAAGATGGAGCAGGGCGGCGGGAAGAAAGCGTTGCTGCGTGTTCCGCCTGATCTGGTGACGGTGAAAGGGAGCCTGAGTCCGCTATCGTATGAGATCAGCCTCGGGGGGAAGCGGCTGGTGGTCGCTCCCGAGGACATCGTGCACTTCCGTGGCTACAACCCGGAGAATCCCATCTCCGGCCTGTCCCCGCTGGAAACGCTGCGGCGCGTGTTGGCGGAGGAGTTCTCGATGGGGGACTATCGCGAGGATTTCTGGCAAAACGCCGCGCGGATGTACGGGATCATCAAGCGGCCCTCGAGTGCGCCGGAGTGGAGCACCCAGGCCCGCGAGCGGTTCAAGAGTGAATACGAGGCGCTACATTCGGGTTCTGGCAGCAGCGGCCGGACGGCGATCCTGGAAGATGATATGGAATGGCAGGAAATGTCATTCAACGCTCAGGAGAGCGAGTATCTGGGTGGGCGGAGATTGACGCGTGAGGAATGCGCGCGGGCGTACCATATCCCGCTGCCGATGGTGGGGATCCTGGAGCACGCGACGTTCTGCTTGCCCGCGCATGTTCCTGTGTTCACCGAGATGGGCCCACGTCCGATTGCTGAGGTGGCAGTTGGCGAGCGTGTCTGGAGTCACGATGGGGCCGGGTTTGTCCTGAAGTCAGTCATTCGATCCGGGCAGATTGGCATCGATCCAATACTCCGAATCAGGACGCAGAACCGGATACTCGAAGCCAACACGAAGCATCCTGTGCTTGTGCGCCGGCTGGTCCGCGTGGCAGGCGTCGCCGATCCGACTGCATCAAGCAAGGTTAGGGCGGGGCAAACACGGTGGCACTACGAAACACAGCACGTCTACGTCACGGCGGGCGAAATCCGGCGGGGAGACATTCTGGTAGCACTCAAAGAGCTGCCGGAAGGCGCGCCGCAGCAATCTATCGCGCGCATGGAGTTCTATGGTCTACTGCTTGGAGATGGGAATGTCTATCCCAAAACTGGAAGCGTAACGATTGCGCGGGCGAATGATGCACCGTATATGGATCACTACCGGGGTATCATGCGCAGCGAGTTTGAGTCCTTTGGGAATCACGGGAACGGCAAGACAAGAGAAGACGTGCCAACGCAGCCCGTGACTCTGGTTGAAGGGGATCGGCAAACACGTTTCGCGTCCGTGGTGGCAGTCGAGGAACTGAGCAGCCTCGGGTTGTGCGGGACGGCGCATACCAAGCGCGTGCCGGGATGGGTATTCGGCGCGACGCGTGACGAACGGTTAGCGTTCTTGCGCGGGTATCTCGACTCGGATGGCTCAGTCGACAAGCGCGGAAAGATTTCCTATTCCTCCTGTAACCCAGACCTGATCGAGGATGTTCGTCATCTATGCATGAGCCTGGGTGTGCCAGTCAACAATGCGTATCACCGGGTTGGCCAAACGATACTGCCGACCGGAGACGTTGGCGACGTTGATCAGTGGGCAATCACCTGCTCCGATCCTGCTGCAAACCGGATGATTGGATCACATAACCCGCGCCACCAGAAACGATTGATCGATGGACGGGGCTGGGACAGGAAGGGCAAAGAGTATCCGTTTGCGAAAGGGAGGCGAAGCGATCCACCTGTTGGCTGCGAATATTCGCGAGTGGTCGATATAGAGACGTTGCCAGCCGAGGCGGTCTATAACCTAGAAGTGGAGGGCAATCACAACTTTATCGCTGCAGGGGTGATCGTCCATAACTCCAACATCAAGGAACAACACAAGAACCTATATCAAGATTCGCTGGGGCCTTGGCTGGCGATGATCGAAGAGGACATCGTGCTGCAACTGCTGACGGATTACGACGACAGCGACGGGGTGTATGTGGAGTTCAACATCCAGGAGAAGTTGCAGGGGAGTTTCGAGGAGCAGGCTCAGGGATTCCAGACCGCGGTTGGACGGCCGTGGATGGAAGCAAATGAGGCGCGGGCCCGGATGAACCTGCCGCAATTGGCGGGGGGTGATGGTCTGGCGCTGCCGCTGAATATGCTGATTGGGGACCCGGCGGCGGGGCCAGCTGGCGGCGGGGCTGATGCATCAGTCGGTGATGGTGACGAGGATGCGCAGGCCGGTGGGGATGAAGGTGAGCCGAAGGGCCGGCAGCTTCCAGGGCAAAAGGCGGCGCGGGTCGATCCTACGCTACCGGAGCTGCGGAAACGACACGAGGAGCAGTGGGCCCGGGTGATGGCGCAGACGTTCCGCCGGCAGATGGATGCGACCGTTGGGAAAGTGCCCGCTGATGCGGGTGGCGTAGTACTCCTGGAGGAGCTGTGGGACAGGGCGCGATGGGACAGGGAGATGCATGCCGACCTGTTCCGGCTGAACAACGCAACGGCGACGGTCTGGGGTGAATACGTCGCGGAACAGTTGGCGTTTGAGCTGGAAAGCGAGCGGATGGTGGGGTGGCTGGATGAGCACTCCCGGATCCAGGCGGAATATATCAACGGCGTCACGCGGGATCAGATCGGGCAGGCGCTGATCGAGGAAGAGCCACGTTCAGCAGTGCGGCGCCTGTTCGAGCTCGCGATCGCAGTCCGGGCGATCCAGATCGCCGTGAGCGCGGTTACGAGCGCGAGTGCGTTTGGATCGAATGAAGGCGCGCAGCAGGGTGGGCTCAAGACGAAACGCTGGCAGGTGAATAGCTCGAACCCTCGTGACGAACATCTGATGATGAACGGGGAGACGGTCGGGATCGGGGAATTATTCTCTAATGGCATGAAGTGGCCGGGCGACCCTGCCGGTGGGGCTGATAATAATGCGAACTGTCAATGCTCGGTTACATTTGGGAGGTAGAAATGCCCTGGACATATGATGATCCGCCAGCTGTGGCGATGAATTGGACAGCAGACGAGCGTAGGCGGTGTGTCGATGCGGCGAATGCTGCGTTAGAAATGGGGCGATCTGATGAGGAAGCCATTTTCGCCTGCATTGCGGCGGCAGGCAAGGAGAAGAAGATGAGAAATAAACGGAAGGAATTTCGGGGACGGCTGAAGCTGCTGGATGGTGGGGAGCCGGGCGAGTTCGAGGCGGTGTTCGCGACGCTGAACGTGATCGACCTGGACAATGATGTGACAGTGCCGGGGGCGTTCACGGAGGATGAAGCGGTGCGGATCGCGGCCTGGGGCCACAACTGGGGGACCCTGCCGGTAGGCAAGGGGAATATCCGCGAGGAGGATGATCAGGCCATCGTCGGCGGTAAGTTCTTCCTCCAGACGGCGGCCGGGAAAGAGCACTACGAGACCGTCAAGGCGCTGGGGGAGCTCCAGGAGTGGAGCTATTCCTTCTCAATCCTCGATGAGGAAAAAGGCGAGTTTGAGGGCAAAGACGTCAACTTCCTGAAGAAGCTGGAGGTGTACGAGGTCTCGCCGGTGATGCTGGGGGCGGGGATCGGGACGCACACGACGGACATCAAGGCCGCTGGGTCCGGCCTGCCTGCGCAGGCAGGTTGGAGTGGGAATATCGTGATCAACAGCGCTCTGGATGCAGACGCGGTGAAAGCTGCGGTAATGGATGCACTGCAGACGAGCGGATTGATAAAGAAGCTCGGTGCTATTGGCACTGAGTCTGACGAGGGCGAGCGGGACGATGTGCCACCTGACGGTGGCCTGGGGTCAGGCAAGAGCGGAGGCGCTACGCCGAGGACCGCCAGATCAAGCACGCTGGCTGCTCGTGTGGCAATGGAACTATTGGAGCTAGGCTCCAACTAACTACTATCATTCGGAGGAATGAGATGAAGATGAAAGAGTTGAAGGAGAAGCTGCAGAAGCTGCTCCTGGATGCAAGTGCTGTCTGCGCCCGTGCCGAGGGAGAGGATCGTGACTTTACCGCCGATGAGCGGCAGAAGGTCGCGAACCTGCTGGAGGAAGCCGGCAAGGTCAAGAAACAGATCTCGGAGAAGGAAGGCGATGCCCAGCTGATGCAGCAGATCTCGATCATGGGCGAGGCCCTGGAGATGGGCCAGACGCCGAGCGGGCGGGCGGATTCTGTGCCTGCCGGGCGCGGGAAGACACTGGGCGAGCAGTTCGTGGGCGCGAAGGCGTTCCAGGACTGGTATGCCCACGTCGCACCGGGTGGACGAATTTCGATGAGCGCGCAGGGACTAACATCGCCGCCCGTCGAGTTCAAGACGCTGCTGACGGGCGACAGCTCCACAAGCGCCGGCGCGTTCGTGGAAACGGATTACACCGGGATCTACGAGGCGCTGGGCCGGCAGGAGCTGACGGTTCGAGGGCTGATCTCGCTGCGGCAGACCGGGAGCGATCTGGTCGAGTTCGTACGCCAGACGGCGAAGGTCACGCAGGCCGCGGTAGTGCCCGAGGCCAACGTCACAGACTACGCAGGATCAACGGGCGAGATTTCGGGGGAGAAGCCGGAAGCCGCGATGGCTTTCGAACAGGTCACGGCCGCCGTCAAGACGATCGCAGCTTGGATCCCGGCGACGAAGCAGGCGCTGAGCGATGCCGCCCAGATCCGGGGCATCATCGACCAGGAACTGCGGGCCGATCTGGAGGAGGAACTGGAAGACCAGATCATCAACGGCAGCGGTGTAGGGACCGACTTCACCGGCATCCTGGCGACAGCCGGGATTCTGGCGCAAGCCTGGGACACGGACATCCTGACCACGGCACGCAAGGCGATCACCACGGCGCGGGTTACAGGCCGGGTGCGTCCTACGGCCTGGTTGCTCAATCCGGAGGACTGGGAGACGATCGACCTGCTCACGGCGGCCGATGGGCACTTCTACTTCGGCGGGCCACAGCGGATGGGTGTCAAAACTCTGTGGGCGCTACCTGTGGTCGAGAGCGAAACGCTCACGCAGGGGACGGGGCTGTTGGGCGACTGGAAGAAGGCCGTCCTGTGGGACAGGGAGCAGGCCTCGATCCAGGTGAGCGATAGCCACGCTGACTTCTTCATCCGGAACATGGTCGCGTTCCTGGCGGAGATGAGGGCCGCGTTCGGAGTGATCCGGCCGAGTGGGTTCGTGGAAGTGGATCTGGAGAGTGGAAGCTAGATTGCCACGGCGCGGGAAACCCGCCCGCGCCTCGCAATGACAAGGAACTGAGGGATGGCGCTGCGCGTACATATCGTCTGCCAGAATCCTACCGATGACCGCATTATACCGCGGATGGCGCGGGTTCTGCGGGAGCGGCTGGGGTGGACGCTGAGCGCAGCGCCTGACAAATCCTGTGAGGCAATGTATCTGAGCGCGTACTTCGAGGCGCAACGTCTCAAGCCATGGCCGGATGATGTTCCGGTCGCGGCGTACTTCACACATCGGGAGGAGATGCCTCCCGGAAACGACAAGGCGCGGGTATTCGAGCGTGTGGGCAGCCAGGTGCAGCTCAGGATCGTGACGTGCAAGCTATACGGGGATCAACTGAGCATTCACGGCCCGACGGCTCAGGTGGCCGCGCCGCTGGAGCGGGATCATTTTACGCTGGCGAAGCAAACGAAACATAAGCGGCCGGTGATCGGGTTTTCTGGGTATACGTACCGGAACCAGCGCAAAGGCGAGGACCTGGCGCGGGGGTTGACGGAGTCGGATATCGCGATGCGGGTGGAGTGGCGCGCGTCGGGGCGGGGCTGGCCGGTGACGACGCACCGGTTCAACTGGGCGGAGATGCCGGCGTTCTACCAGGGTTTGGACGTGCTGGTGTGCCCGAGCCGTGTCGAGGGCATCCCGATGCCGCCCCTCGAGGCGTTGGCCTGTGGGGTGAGGATCGTGATCCCCCGCGGCGTGGGCATGCTGGACGAACTGCCGGATGTGGCGGGGATTTATCGATTCGACCGGGGCGATTTGCCGAGTCTGCTGGAGGCGTTGGAGCGAGCGGCGTTTCCAGGCGAGCCGGTAGACCGTGAGGAGCTGCGGGCGGTGACGGAGCCGTACTCGATCGAGGCATGGTGCGAGGATCACGAACGGGCGTTCGAGGAGGCGTTTGACTGGGGCAACGCGGGGATAGAGGAAAGCCCTCACCCCCCGACCCCCTCTCCCGAGAAGCCAGGAGAGGGGGAGAAGATGGATTCCAGCTGGATCCCCGCTTCCGCGGGGATGACAGGGAATGATGGCGAGGTGGAAATGGCGAAGCTCAAGGACCATGGGACGGGATCCACGCGGGGGATCTACTGTGTGGCGTTTGGGGATCCGGCCAGGACGGTGTGCCTGCGGATGATGGAGAGCGCAAAGAAACATATGCCGGAGATCCCGATCGCGCTGTGCAGCGACCGGAAGATCGGGGCGGAGGACGTGCTGATCGTCGAACCGGACAGCGACATCGGGGGACGGAGGGCGAAGTTGAAGGCGTACGAGCTCGCGCCGGCGGAATGGCAGAGCGTGCTATACCTGGATGCGGACACTGAGGTGGTGGCGCCGGTATACCAGTTCTTCGAATGGGTCGAGGACGGCTGGGAGCTGGTGATTTGTACCGATCTGGAGCAGACGTTGCATCGTTTAGAGCGGCGGGTCGAAGCGAATGAGATGACAGTGATTGAGACGCTGACCGGATCGCTGCACATAGCGCAGCTCAATGGCGGCGTGTGGGCGTTCAGGCGTTGCCCCGCGGTCGCGGAGTTCTTCGCCCGGTGGCGTGCGGAATACGAGAAGTTCCTGCAACGCGACCAGGGGGCGCTGATCCGAGCGCTGTACGCGGCGCCGCTCAAGGTCTGGTTATTGGGGTTGGAGTGGAACACCTTCGTGCCGCATTGCCGGGGCGTGACCACGGCGGGAATCCGGCACTATCCGGGGCGAGCGCGGCGTTGGAAGAAGATGGTTCGCGGGCGCCTGGACGGGCCGGTGGCGTGGGCCGCCGTGAAGAAATTCGAGGGGGTGCAGTGATGAAGGTGGTCGTGGCAGTGCTCACGTACAACCGACGGGATCTCTTCGGGCGGACGATTGGGAGCCTGAAGCGGACGGAGTATCCATATTCGCGGATCATCGTGGACAACGGCTCGACGGATGGCACGGTGGAGGCCCTGGGGAAGATGGGTGGGAAGATCATCCTAAACCAGACCGGCAACCCGATGATCGGGTATGGGTTCAGGCTGGCGCACGAGGCGGCTCTGGCGTACGACCCGGAGCTGATCGTGTTCAGCGGAGACGATTTCGACTATAGCCAGGGGTGGCTGGAGCGGCTGGTGAGTTTCTGGCAAGCGGCGCCGAAGTGCATGGCGCTGTGCGGGATGTACCTGGAGACGATCTACCGCTGGTCGGCGATCCGCGGCGCCATCGAGTTGGGCGGACAGCGCGCATTGCTGCGCGATTCGTTGCCGGGCGCGTCGTGGTCCTACCGGCCGGCGTTATGGGATACGATCAAGGATCTGGTACACGATGATTCGCATCGATACGATCGCGCGGTGTGCCGGCGCCTTGTGTCGGCGAGGCAGTTGTTGGCAGCATTGCCGCTATCCGAGCACAGGGGGTATGGGCGGCGCATGTGGGAGGTCGGAGATGAGGCATTGGGCGCACCCATAGATCGCAAGAGGTGGCGGATATGATCACTAGGACTCGCGAGGAGTTGCTGGCTGAGGCGCAAGGGCAGTGCCACGACGATTTGAGCGCGATGCTGGCGGCGATCAGCGACGCTGAGGGATTGATGCTGGATTGGCAGTGCGCGTGGATGTATGCGCTAGCGCAGCCCTACGATGGCGGGGAGATCCTGGAGATCGGCACATTCAAGGGGAAGTCGGGACTGGTGCTGGCCATGGCGTGCCCACGGGCGCACATCGTTACGCTAACGGTGCACGTCCAGGAGGCGCAGGAGGCTGGCCGGGTGCTTGCCGGGCGCAATGTGGAGATGCACACGGTGAAGTCCTGGGACTATCTCGCGGACTATAGCGGGCCGGATCTGGACATGGTCTTCGTGGATGGCGACCATTATCAGGTGCGGCGCGATCTGGCGTGGTTCAACTGGATCCGCGTGGGCGGGCTGATGCTGTTCCACGATTGGTCGCCCGGCGGAACGCGATCGGTTCTGGCGAGCTATTGCGCGATCAACGAGTTTGCCACGGCGTTGGGCGGGGCGCCGGACGTGCAGCTTATGGACACGAACAAGCTAGGCATGGCCGGGTTCTACCGGAGCGCGGGGGAGCGGGCGTGAGCGATAAAGGTATTGTGCTGCTGGGCGAGGACAAGGCGATCAGGCAGCGGGCCAAGGCGGCCAAGTTGGCGGTCACGGTCGACGCGGCCATGCCGCTGGCATATGACAAGACGCTGTTCATGACGCCAGGGACCCGTGTGCCGTGGGACCTGCTGCCGGCGGCGTGGCATTTTCTGGAGCGCTGGGACGCGGCGGTACCGCTCTGGCGTTATGGAGTGCTGGCGGCGGATGTGGGAACCAAAGAGGAGCGGAAGCGCACGGAGGCTATCGTGCGGGATCTGCGGGTGCTGCTGCATTCGTACGAGCTGCTGTTTGTACGGGACAACGAGCTGGGGCGTGCACTGCTGCGGACGTGGGAGGCGGAGAAAGACGGGGATAGTGAGCCGCGGTTGGCGTTTCTGCGGGCGGTCTACCAGGTCAAGCCGCGGCTCTGTGTGCTGCCGAGAACGTGGCTGGCCTGCCTGCAGGAAGGTAGGCAGGCAGAGGCGACGCAGCGGGGGACCTGCCTGCGCAGGCAGGCGCGGGCCGCTGCAATGGCGCGCAGTACAAAACAGGGCACGCCACGCCGGCCTGCCCGCGGGCAGCATACCCCACGCGGCACGATGATCCGGTTGGAGGTGACGCCGGGGCGATTCGTGCGCTGCAATTCGGAGGACGTGGAGAAGGTGAAGGAGATGTACGAGAACAGGCGGGGAAGGAGAAGGCGATGATAGTGATTGCGAAACGAGACAAGGTGTTCGACCAGGGCGAGCTGATCCGTGTGCCGGTGCCGGGGAAGCCGGGGCAGAGCATCAAGCTGACTCGGGCGGAGGCGGAGGCGCGGGGACTATTGCCGCGGGCTGCAGACAGTCCGGAGACGAAGGAGAGGAAGCCGGCACGGAACAAGAGCAGGCGTCAGGCGACAGTGAAGAAGGAGGCGAGCGATGGCTGATCTATTGAGAAGGGTATTTGGCCTGATAGACTTGCGGTATAAGGACATGGGCGACGGAAGCCATGCTGAGGTCGTGAGCGTTGACGGCGTGGCAGTTGAAAGTTACTCAGTTCCGGTGGGAGCGCCCGTTGTTGGACAGGCCGTGATCGCTGTTACTGGCACGGCTGTCGCACTTTCGGCTGTGGCGTTGGCTTTACCAGCAGGGACGGTGCTCGTCTCAGCACTGGCTGCCAACGACGCCACGGGCGGGAGTGTCGGAGGGGCCACTGTTACCGATGACGTAGATGGAACCGGCAACGGGTTCATTCTCGAAGCTGGGAAGTCTACGGTGGTCAATGCTGACGACCTGGCGGATGTGTATGTCAACGGCGTGGCGGGTGACATTTTCAGCTTTGCAGCGGGGTAATCTATGCTACGCAGACAAAACTTAGCTAAATATTTGGTAGCGACGATGGGCGACGCGCCGCTCATCCGTGGCTTCGCCACATTCACAGACGACGATGGCACGGCGCTGGCAGACTACACGCCAGAGCGGGGCCCTGTGCTCGGTGGCGGTGTGAACTGGGACATCCAGACGAACAAGGCAAGGAATAGCCCGACGGCGGGGGCGGCCATCGTCGGCGGCGATACGCTGAATGGCAATATGGAAACTGGCGACCCGCCTACTGGGTGGAATGCGAACAATGCGACACTCGACGGCGTAGCAGACGAGCGGACTGGTGGCGCTGGCAGCCAATCAATAAACATAGCAGCCATTGTCGCAGAAGGGGATGCGCGACGGAATATCAACATCGTGAACGGCACGTGGTACTTGGCTACGAGCTGGTTGAAGATGACTGTTGGCGCGGGATACATTCGATATGGGATCGACGGTGTGACAAACTTCCCGAGGACGTTTGCCGAGACATGGATATATGGCGCGACCACATGGCGATCAATCGTCGCCGGAGCACAGACGCTCAAGGTGTTTTTGTCGACCACCGGCGACGAGGGGCGCGCAGACGACTTGACGCTTGCACCCCTCACCCTCTCCGACCTAATCAGCGGGGCGGACTACGGCTATTCTGACGTGCTCGTAAACGCAGACCTGGCAGTGACAGCAGACACGCATGCGGGAGTAGTGGCGTGTCTGGACTCACTGGGCACACCGGCGAACTTCCTGCTGGCGCACCATAACGGAACGAACGCGACCCTACTCAAGTGCGTCGCAGGGACGTACACGAGTCTCATCAGCGCGGCGGCTACGTATGTAGCTAACGCGCCAATCAGGATCATCAAGGACGGCACGACGGTTACGCTTTTCTATAATTCTGTGGCCGTGGGTACGCCGCAAACTGTTTCGGATGCAGGGATCATCTCGAACACAATTCACGGGATCTTCAGCACCTTCGTTGACAATCGCGCGGACAATTTCGAGGTCAAGACACGATGAAAGCGATTTTTGCAGTCCCAATGGCAAACGCCAACGCCGTGCTACCGCCGATGGAAGAACTCCACTACATCGAGGACAGGGTGCTCAAGGGCGGCTACTCGCTGATCGGGCAGGTGCCACAGCGCGGGATCAATAGCGTGCTCGTGCTGGTAGATTCAAGCCCTGAGACGATCCGGGCAATGTACGATGATCCGGCATATCTTTGGATCGAGAACATGCGAGAGATTGCCGCAGAGCCGATAGATGCAGTGCCCGTGGAGGCGCCCATTGAGCGAAGAACCTAGAGTTGACGAAACCTGTGAGCGCAACGCGGCCAGGGTCTACGCCGTGACTCGCGGATTCACGCAGGCGGATGTGGATCGCGAGCTGCCAGTTGCAATCAGCGGCACGATTGAGGTGACGAAGCGCGGCATCCGTGCATTGCACAAGGTGATGGACTTTGAGTACACGCGGGCCGGCGGAACGCTATAGGGGGGTGACTGATGGGATTCTGCACACAGACGGACGTTGAGGAGCTGCTCCAGGTCGAGATCACGGGCGCGGACAAGATCGCGTCGGTGGCACGCGCGATCGTCGAAGCGACGGCGGCGATCAAGAATTACACGCACCAGGAGATCGAGGAGATCGAGGACGACGAGATCACACTGGATTGCGCGGGAATCTCGCGGAAGCTGTTCCTCCCCCAGCTGCCGGTGACATCTGTTGCATCGGTGGTCGAGGACGGTGAGCTGCTGACGGAGGGGGCCGGCGAGGATTACCAGCTGGGGCAGTGGGGGATCCTGCATCGGGTAGGGCCTGCCCGTGGAGCTGCAGGCGGGCGGGCGTGGGCTGGCGGTATCCAGATCATCACGGTGACGTACACGCACGGATGGGAGACGATCCCGGATGACATCGTCGGGGTGTGCACGCGAGCGGCGGCGCGGGTCTACCAGGCCGGCCTGCGGTCGGCAGAGGTGGACGCGGTACCGGGCGTGCAGGCGGAGAGCCTGGGTGATCACTCGGTGACGTACAGCGCGGAAGGCGGCGGCGGGATCGGCGAGGGCGTGATGGGCGTGAGCTCGGCGCGGATGCTGCTGTTGAGCGAGAAGGACATTCTGGACAAGTATCGGTATGTGGGAATGTGAAGAACCGTTTGAACGTTTGAACGTTTGAACGTTTGAACGTGCAAACCTGCCAACGTTCCAACGGGGTCATAGATGAGCGCAATCGAGAGACTGTTCAATAATACTTTTGGGTTATATCGCAGGGACCGGACGGCTGATGGCCAGGGCGGGTGGTCGGTGACGTACGCGAGCAATGGGACGGCGGAGGGACGGATCCGGCCGGCATCGAGCACGGAGCGTGATGTGGCGATGCAGGAGCAGGCACAGATCAGCCACGTGCTGTACGTGCTGGCAACCACGGACATCGGGCGAGGGGATCAGATCGAGCTGGGTGATCAGGTTTGGGACGTGGTCGCCGTGAGGGAGCCGAGCCTGGCCGGGGTGCATTATGAGGTTGACTGTATGGAGATTCAGCGCGAGGTAACCGTGGAGGACGGCTCGTGACGAACTATATCACGGAGTGGAAGCAGAAGGAGCTCATCGCGAAAGTGAGCGGCCAGATCGTGGCCGGCATGGATGCGGCGTGCAAGTTCGCCGTTGGCCAGGCGAAGGCCAAGGCTCCGGTGCGGACGGGGTTCACGAAGCGGGACATCTCGTACAAGGTATTCGTGGATGGGAATGATGTGATCGGCGCCGTGGGTGTGTTCAAAGGCTCGAAGGCCTGGTACGCGCGTTTTCCCGAATTCGGGACCAGCCGGATGGCCGCCAGACCGTTTCTAAGGCCGGCGATCTGGGAGAACAAGGCGAAGATCATGAAACTGATAGCAGGTGGCAAATGAGCGCGCTGAGTGAGGCAATCTACGATCTGATGACGGGAGATCCGACGCTGGAGGGTCTTCTGGCGACGTACCGGGGAGAGCCGGCCTTCTTCACAACGGATCCGGCACCTGGGGATGCGACGATGCCCTACGGCGTGAGCGCGGGCGAGGTTGCGACGTCTCCCTGGGACACCAAGACCACGGTGGGACGGGAGGTGTGGCGCGACGTGCGGTTCTATACTGACGCGGACGGGAGCGCGGTGACGGTCGAGGCGCTGGCGGAGCGGGCGAGGGCGCTGTTGCATAGGCAGACGTTGAGTGTGGATGGTTTCAGCATGGTAGTGGCGGAATGCACAGGGCCGATGACGGCTGATGAAGAGGACGCTTACGGCAGAATCGTAAGTGTCAGGATCGTGATGCAGGAGGACTGATGGGGAGCCTTCGGAATGAGATCGGCAATCGGTATGGTCGTCTGTCCGTGATAGAGCGTGCTCCGGTTACTGGAGGCGGTGCGCACTGGATCTGTTCATGCGACTGCGGTGAAATGGCGGTTGTCTATGGCAGCAACCTGCGCACTGGACACACGCGCAGTTGTGGTTGTCTGGGCGAAGACCTAGCAGCCGACGAGGCCGGCAATCGTTATGGAAGATTGACCGTAGTTGAGCGAGCGGGGAGCAACCGCCACGGAAGCGCTCTGTGGCGCTGCATCTGTGAATGTGGTCAAGAGACGATTGTTATCGGCAAAGACTTGCGTTCTGAAAGAACCCAGAGCTGTGGCTGTCTGCAGCGTGACCGGGTTGCAGAAAGCAATCGCCTCCCTGAGGGCAGAGCGGCAACCAATGCATTATTCTGGCTACGCCGAAGCCAGGCGCGGCAAGCAGGCCGTGCGTGGAAGCTCACTATGGCGGAGTTCGATGATCTAACGTCACAGCCGTGCCACTATTGTGGAGCAGCCCCATCGCAGACATTCACGAGCCCAAGACTGAACGGCGACTATATCTACAACGGGCTGGATCGGATAGATAACAAGCGAGGGTACGTGCTGGACAACATTGTGACCTGTTGCTTTGTCTGCAACCGGGCCAAGAACAATATGGGAATCGAAGAGTTTTTTGAGTGGATCAAGCAAGTATTCAACCATAGTATCAGGAGGAAGTGTAAAAATGGCGATGAACGGAGCTGATGTTTTGTTGTGGGTGTACACGGGAGCGGCCTACGAGCTCGTGGGCAGCCAGCGCGACGTGACGTTTGACGAGTCGAACGAGGAGATCGATGTATCCTCCAAGGACTCGCGAGCGAAGCGCGTCCTCTATGGGCGATATTCGGCAAGCGTGTCGCTGGATGCGCTCTACGTGGTGGATGACGCTGCGTATCTGGCATTGCGAGATGCAGAGCGTAACGGCGATCTGATTATGATCGAGCGGGTCGAGGTGAGCGGGCGTGATGAGACTGCGAATGCGCTGATCGCATCGCTGAGCGAGGCCGCGCCAGATCAGGGCGAGGCAACCGTATCGATCTCGCTGACGATCGACGGGACGTGGGAAGAGGTGGGCAGCTAATGGCTGGAGCTCGCGGTGAGGGGACTGTCGAGTTTCAGGGCCAGACGCTGCCGGTGCTGCTGACGAACCGGGCGATCGCCGAGGCCGAGAAGGCGACGGGCAAGACGATGATCCAGCTCGCGCAGGCCGGCAGTACCGGCGATATCGGCATGAATGACATCGTGCAACTGCTGCGGGCCGGTTTGGAGTATGGCCGCCGCGACGCGGATATCAAGCGCCAGGTCTACTCGGTCGACGATGCGTACGACGTGCTGGATGCGCTCGGCTTCGCGACGTGTGCGAAAGTCGTGATTCTGGCGCTGTCGGATGTCCTCTCGTATCGTGGGGAGGATGATACAGGCCCCCCAGTGATGGCCAGGAGCGAGACCTAAGCGTCAGCTCCCTCCTGGCGGACGCACTCAAGGCCGGCGTCAGCGTGACCGAGTTCTGGCTGATGACGCCGGCAGAGACACTGGCGGTGCTCGATGCGGCTGTATGGCGCGAAGACCGGGCATTCAAGCGCGACGTCCGCCTGGCGTGGCACGTCGCGGCGCTGCAGCGGCAGAGGAAGCGACTGCCGAGCCTGAAGGCGCTGCTGAATCCGGGCAAGACGAAGAGGTTGATGGGTGATGAGCTGGAGAAACGACGGCGCGAACACGCGGAGCTGAGCGAGAAGGCGGGATATGGGAGACACAGAACTCGGTAAGGCAGTAATTCCGATACGGGCATCGCTGGATCAACTGGACGGCGATCT